TGTTAAGAAAAGAAGATAAGACAGAGGAAAATAGGAAACGCATTAAAACTTTTTACAGAAATTTGGTAAATTCATTGATATTAACACCAGATGGTATATTGATAATGAAGCTTACAGGGAATCCATCGGGTTCACCAAATACAGTAAACGATAATACTTTGATATTATATACACTAATGTCATATGCTTGGATTATAAACAATCCAGATAAAGAGAGTACATACACAGAATTTGAACTACACACAGCAAAAGCATTAGTTGGTGATGATAATACATGGACTGTATCAAACGAAGCACATAAGTTTTATAACGCGACAACAGTAATAGCAGCTTGGAAAGTATTGGGAGTAACAACAACAACAGACTCAATGGAACCAAGAGCTGCAGAGGATTTAGATTTCTTATCAGCACACACGGTGTTTTTAAGAGATATGGCAGTACCAATTTATGAGAGATCAAAATTGATGACTTCATTGTTATATGCAAAGAGGGAACATTTAACACCCGCAAAAACAATGGAAAGATTAGGAGGGCTAACTATAAATGGTTGGACGGATTTACCCATGAGAAAGTTTTGTAAAGATTTTCATGGATGGTTATTATATAAATATGATAAAACCTGTGCTGAGGATCCGGATTGGATTACAGCGAAGGCAGGAATTTTAAATGATTATATGCTCGAAAAATTATATTTAGGAGAGAGCATTATTTTGAACCAGCAAGGATATTCTGAGACGAAAGAAAGATTAATAAGCAGAATAAAAATGAGTTCAAGACAGAACAAGAATCCAGAGGGACGACGTACCACTGGAGGCGCTAACACCGCTAAAGTTACGCAAAACAATAAAAATAATAATAGTAAGAAGACAGCTGTGGGTAACAAACCACAGCTCAAGATTAAAACGCAATCTAATTTACCACCACGACAGATTTTGAAGAGAGATCCAGTGAAAGCAGCACGCTATCGGGCAGATGGCCCACGCTTTCCACCAAGATCTGTTGGTCGGAAATTTGGTGAATCAGAGCGCGTGTTTCATGATCACAAAGATCATGAACATAAGTTAGAAAAGAGAATTGCAAAATTAGAAAG